ATAGCTACGTCATTGGGAGTATTCCAAGCTGCATGGCCGGGCAACGATCTCAAAGCATTAAGTAGTGGGTACATGTGCTGAGCCTCCAACATAACAAACGCTTTATCCATGCCCCAAACAACTCTCTGCTTAGTTGATCCTGGTCCGTCCTGTTGTCCACGCCAAAATCTAACAGCTGGATAAATATCATCACACGATCTGAGACCAAGAAACCTTTCCCAGTAAGATATTCCATTGGAATTACTAGAACATTCAGGTAAACCTGAGTTCTTATTCCAATCAATTGTCTCCCAGGCAGATTTCCTCCCTAGTGGACGAACGCTATGAGGGCGCAGTAGTCTTGCGACATTATTAGTTGCTTGATGCAAAGTATCGATGTCTCCATCAAATCCTTTACGTACATAATAATCTTCAACATGCTTCTCAATCTCCGGTCTGTGCGGATACATGAGCGACATTGGACCAACTTTCTTCCTTTCACCCTCATCGCGGGAATTGAATTCATCATATTCGGTCATCCCAATGAAATCATCTAAATCATTAAGGATTTCTTCCCGTGGACGTCCATCCCAGAGAGGGGTACGAACGTCATGATCAAATCCAACTTCCGCTTTAGCGAGAACGTTCGCGAGCCTTCTTAGGCCACTTGTTGGTAAAGGGCCTAAATCTAGGCTGGCTGCCTTCTTCAACGGTTGACTTGATTCTTTCATCTAAACTTCCCTTAGCTAAGGCTTCCTGGTAAAGCATTCGACATACCGGTTCTATGCCGCTATCATCACCAGACCTTAAAGCGTCATTAATCTGTTGCTTACAATAACCCACGATCTCTGGTCCAGATGCACTCCCACCAGATACAGGATACATCTCATTATCTCCTCCAACTAATGAAGAACCTAACTCACGACCAACACCGGTAGCAATCCCTGCCATTAATAAAGAATAGAATCTATTCCAATCAAAGGCATCTGGTCTGCCACCAACATTAGGTCGCGTATCTTGCCATTTACTAGTATCAGGAGAAGAAGGCACAAAATCTGGAACATCAGGAATTTCATCTAGATCAGTAGGTATATTCTCAGGTTCTGGAATAGGAACAGTATCTGGTTCGGGCACACTAACCGGTTCTTCCGCTCCTTCTTCTTCAATAACACGCTGTTGAGAAAGGAAAACATCTAACATGGCCTGAATATTATCAGCAAACTGCGCCAACTCTTCATTAACACTTTCACCTACTTTTCTACCTTCACCAGCTAGATGGCGGAGCCCTGAATATACCAACCCAGTAGTAATGGCCGCGACTATCTCTGTGGAGTGAGTACGAACTACAGGAATCGCAGCTTTTCCAAACCTCAACACTAACCGGGTCAAAGCGCCTGATGCCGCACCACCAAATGCCATTGGAGCCGCCAAATAACTAGCAGTAAGAAGATCAGAAATCAACTTTCCTGCATCAGTTTTATCGGCAGCATCTAACCATTCATCGGGTAGTCGCATCATGCCCATTCTAGGAATAACGTCCTTTAACTTCGCGGGTTTACCAGAAACTAAAGCACGTAAGGCATTTGGTCCAGTACGTTCAAGTACATCTGCTATCAAACCCAAAGGACCAGTACGCAATATAGTATCGAT